ATGGCAGCACCAGCAGCATCAGTAAAGGTGAACTTAAGCTCAAAGCTGTCGCCTTTACGACATGTAACATCTACTCTTGAAGAGTTATCTAAGTTTATCTGTGTAGCCATTAGTTTTCTTGTTCTACCCAACTATCTGAGTTGTCTAACATATGTTTTTGTGCCTCATCCTTACCAATAAAGTACTGAGTGTGAGAATCAGTAAGGGGTGTTTCAGAAGCTAACTGAACAATGTGCATATCACCGTCTAGGTTAGACTTAGTTACACCTGTGTAGTCTGTTGTAGTTCTTGAGTCGTATTGACTCTGTGTCATTAGTATATACATTAATTCAGAACCCCTCCGTTGTTTGTTGATGTAAACTTATTGGCAGAATCAGTTACATCATCGTTAAGTCTAAATTCAGTTATCAGACCAGAAGTTACACCTACTGTTGCCGCACTTTGCGCACCACCATTATTGTATATATCTATAACTTCAGCGGTACTTAAAACCCTGTTGTATATTTTTACCTCATTTAAAGCACCGCCTAAAGCTCCAGACGTAGGATTGTTTTCGTGAGCAGAGTCTCCTAAGGCTAAAAAGTTAGCTGCAAAATTAGCTGAAAAAGTACCAGAAGAAGTATCTCCTGTTAGCCTTGAGCCATTCCAGTACCAATTATAAGCAGTGCTAGCTGAAGCTGATGCATCAAATGTTACTGTAATCAAGGAAAAGCCATCTTCATTAACACTACCTCTTTGAGAAGCTATCCAGCCATCCGTATTGTTGGCGATTCCAGCTCCAGATTGACTGAGATGAACCAAAGAGTCACGAGTTGAACCGCTTGATTTTATTCTCATTCTAAGTTTATTGGAAGACTGTATGTAAGCAATAACCAAAAAGTTATCTGAGCTGCTTTGAGCTGCTGATAAACCAATAAGCTTTTGACCTTTTTTAGACGTTGAATCTATTCTTACCCAAAAAGAAAACGAAAGGTCTTGAGAGGCTAGGTTACTCCATATTAAAGGTGAGTTAGCTGTACCTGATATATAATCATTAACACCGTCACCAGTCCACCAGTTACCATCAGAGGCTACTGGAGTGTAACTCACGTAAGAGCTTTTCTCTGTACCTAGACCTAATCCGTTCATTATCTATCTTCTACTTCACGGTAAACTAATACTCTTCCAGAGGCTACCGTAACACTTGAAAACTTACCATAAATAGTGACACCTGCTGGAACAGAAACAGATGATAAATCATCTCCTCCGCCCGAAACAACTGAAATGCTTGCTGTAGCGAGAACAGTAATAGCAATGTAAGTATGAGTGTTTATTGTTCCGGTAGTGACATAGTCAAACCCACTCTGACCAAATGCTTGTAGGTTTGAGTTGTAATTGTGAACTAATTTATTTCCTGCCATTTTTTATTTCTTTTTACAAAGGTAGTAAATTACTGGTTATCAAGAAGTTAGCTGGTCAACAAGACTATCACCTTCATCTTGCAATTCCCCACGCTTACCTTGGCGTTGAGAAATCATCTTAGACTGCTCAACAGCTTGTTTTTTAACTCTCTTGTCTTTAGCTTCTTCTTTGTCGCTTTCCATACTCTTGCGGAACTCCATATCTTGTTGCTTCATTCCCATTTGAGATTGAGATTTAGCTCCTTCAATTTGTCCCTTTAGTTGGTATTCTAGCTGTAGTAGTTGAGCCTTAGCTTGTGCGTCTGCTTGAATCTCTGCTATCTTAGCTTGACTCTGCATTTGAATCTCCTGCATTTTGCCTTGACTTGATGCCTGTGCAGTCGCTTGATTCATCTGAGCCTGCATCTGCGAGTTCTGCTGCGCTATCTGCTGCTGAGTGCGCATACGTTTCTTGCGTCTAATAATTAGCAGTTGTTCAGCCTGGTCTACATCTTTAATCTGACGAATAGCTATAGCATCCTCTAGGTCAATCTCTTTCTGAGACAAGGCTATTTGAATGTTCTGCTCTAAGTAAGATTTTTCAGCGTCATCCATTTCAGTCTGAATTTTAACACCGAAGTTGTACATGGGTAGGTCTCCGAATGAAGATAGTACCTTCATGTTTTCTTTCCCTATAGCCTTTATGTAAACCTTAAAGAGAACAGACTCTTTGGGTAGAATCTGTAAACATTTGATAATGTCCTCGCATATCCTGCTATAAAGGTAAATAGATGCATTAGTAATATCGTAGATAGCGTTATTACCTGCTGAGATAGCTTGCTGACGCACACCTACCAACTGCTCTCCTTTTGGAGAGGTTCCGTCCATTACTTCATTAATACCCGTTGTATCACGGATAAGACGGAGATTATGGTTGTAAATAGTAATAAGCTCATTGATATTACGGATGCTATTGTCCAGGCTCCTAACTGGAGGGTTCTGGAATCCACCTTCTGGATTTTTGCTACGATAGTAGAATACACCTGTTTGTTCATAGATGTCTTGTATGTCTAATGGTTGTAATTCTCCGCCTTTACCTAGCTGTACATTTTCTAGTCCTTCAACATCTACGATAAGACCGTCAGGTTTAGCCTTAGCTATGGCCTGCTGTAACTTAAGGTGTGAAAGCTGTAGTTGGTCTGCAAATCCAATTACAGAGCCTACTAGAGACTTAGGCATCATTCTGCGTAAGTTAGTCGCAACTACAGAGTAAGAAAGTCTAGCCTTCGTTAAATCGTGTACGTTTTTAGGTACATTGTTTTTCTGTCCATATCCGAATACGTATCCGCATCCGATGACATAACTACCACCAAATACAGTCTGAATATTCATTGCCTTTGGCTTTCTATCGTATACAGACTCTTTTGGTGGGCTGTAATCAAAACCTTTGTAGTAGAATCCTTTGTTTCCGAACTTAGAGCCTTTCTCCTCAAACATCATATCGTCTGTAGAAATAAACTCAAAGTCCATAACCTCAACGATAAACTCATCGTAACCGTATGTTGTACGGTCCAGTGTTTCATCGTAGTATTTGTAAGAAAGCTTATCAGCTCTGTTCTGATACTTGTTCTTAACCCCTTGAGCTATCTTTTCGTATTCGTCCTCTGTAAGCTCATTACCAGCAATACGCTTAAGCTCAGAGATGCTAATTTTCTTGACGTGTCCTGCGTATATGAGGTCGCTAAACGTAGGGTCCTCGGTGTAGCTATGGAAGAAAAACGCTGGGTCAATATACTCTTCGGTAATTCCATAGTTAGGGTCGTTGTTTCTTTTTACGACAGCTATACCACAAGTAACCAAATCATTTACTGCTCTGCGATACACACGTTGGTCAAAGTCATTCCACTCAAGAGTCATATTCGTACCGACTTGAGCAGCTATTTCAGCGCCAGTTTTTATACTAGCATCCATAAATATTTCTGCCTCCTCTGTAGTCTCAGGTACAGACTTTAAGTCTACGTTTGTATCTACACCTAATGTCTCCATCTGTTTAATCAACTCCTTGTTTTCAACTTCAAAAAGCTTTTTTGCTCTTTTGTCGTCTTTCTCAGACTGAGATAAAGGGTCTACAGCTTTAACATTAGGATAAGGCTTACGAGAGAGTATATTGTTTACTACAATTTTAACAAACTTGGGAACGATAGGCACTGGAGACCAATCAAGGTTTAGCAACGTACCGTCCCCATTGTTCGGGTCTAAAGAGTTTAGAATCTGTTTGTATATAGATGTGTCTTGAGTA